GGTAATGAAGATATAGGTAATGACTTAGATTTTAGTTTATATGACCATATATTTAGTATGGAAAAATTTATATCTTCACATTCAGGCGATTATTATGATAATTCTATTGGTTATTACTATCCTATTATTGATTATGTTAATATAGAGGACGGTAATTCTACTGAAATAGAGAGTTTTAGACCTTCTTTATACATTAAAGAGATAATAGATAAGATATTTAATCAAGCAGGATACACATATTCGTCTACTTTCTTTGATAGTGATATGTTTAAGTCGCTTATATTACCTTGGACAGGTCAAGTTAAACTTGATGACGAGAATTTAGAGAGTAGAAATTTCAGAGTAGGTATGGAACCAATTGGAATACACACAGATTATACTGGTGAAGGTGATGTTTTGTGGGGTGGTACGTCATGGGGTTATGAGTATCGTGATTTTTATAATGATAGTCCATCTACATCAGGAGGAACAACTAAAACTAACCTTATTCCATTAGATAAAGATACACCATCACCAGATTGGTATAATTCTGCTGATGATGATTTTAGTTTAATAAGTAATGAGTGGACTGTACCAGCAAAAGGTTCATATAGATTAAATTGGACTACAACACAAAATGTTTATGGTATCGGATGGAACGGAGGTGGTGTTGCGGGCTATCATATTAATTCAGGTGATAAGAATATTGAGGTGGATTTTCAATTTTGGAAAACGTCTAATGGTGTTACAGAACTATTAAGAGAAGTTAGAAATATAAAATATTTACCGTTGATTGCAGGTGATACTTGGATTCCAACTTGGACTGAAAATTTAACTTGGAGTGGTGAACTATTTGAGGGTGATATAGTTGGTTGTTATATTACGTTAAGTAATTATAATGTTTGGTATGATACTGGTAGTAAGCCTGTAGTAACAAGAGTGTGGGTGAATGCGTTAGCAGAAGGTACAGCATTTACAGCGACTGCTGAACCAGGGTTTCAATTATATGAAGGTGAGTTAGTTGAAATGAGGATGGCCTTACCAGCAGACAAATCACAGATAGGTTTTTTCAAAGATATAGTGAATATGTTTAATTTAGTAGTTGACGAATATCCTGATAGTGATAATAAGTTAATTATTGAAACAAGAAATACATATTACAATAATGGAGACACATTAGATTGGACTGATAAAGAAGATATTAGTCAAGCAGAGGAAATTGAAAGAATACCAACATTAATAAATAAGGATTTCAAATTATCATATATGGATGATGTTGATGATTATAACAAATTATATGGTGAAGATAATAGAGGATTAATATATGGTAATCATAAAGTTGCTAATCCATATTTGAGTGACGACACTTATAATGTTGAAGTTGATTTTAGTCCAACTCCATTAGGTAAATTAGGTAATACTAACTGGGGTGTTTCAAAGATTTTCAGCACAGATAGTAGAGGTGAAATTGTAGAGCAAGAGTTTAATACCAGAATATTATATAGACAAAATATAAACGCAGATGATACAGGAACAAATGATAATTTATCAGTATTTATTGTAACACATGGTGAAGGTCAATGGTCAGGATTTGGTTATACTGCTGAGAATTATCATTATCAGCCTTATGCTGGACATTTGGATAGTCCATATATTCCTACATTTGATTTAGATTTTGGTATATGTGATAATTATTATTATACAGGAATACCTAATCCAATTACAGACAATAACATTTATAAATTATACTGGGAAGATTATGTTGCTGAACTAATGGACCTTAATTCAAAAAGAGTAACCAAATATATAAATCTTGGAATTGATGATATTTATGGTTTATCATTTTCTTCTAACATTTGGATAGATGGTGTTTTATATTTACTTGAAAAAATTATTGATTGGAATCCAGGACAAATTACTAAAGTTGAATTGTTGAAGTTATCTAAATATGACTTAGATAGAACGTCTACAGCAAATTATAAAACTAATATAACATATAAAACGAAGAGTGTTAAATCAAAGAAAATAAATAGTAGGTTATTAGATTTAGCTCCACCCGATCCTATACTTGATATGGTACAATATGAAGGTGTTACTGGTTTAACATCAGGAGGAACTATGACTGATTGGACTGGAACAACTAAATCAAACTTCGTAAGTAGAAAGAATACTTATGCTGATAGTTCTTATGGAATTATAATTGGTGAGAATAATAAATCAGTTAGTAGTTCTATATTTATAAAAGGTGATAATAATGAAGTAGATTCAGGTTCAACTAATGTGACTATATTTGGTGATAATGTTAAAGTTGCTAATGGTGTAAGTGATGTTATTGTTCTTGGAACAGATTCAACTGGAACCACCATAACTGAATCAAGACAAGTTTATATGCCTAGTGGATATACTATATCAAACGTCTACACAAAGGAAGAAACTTTAATGGTGGTAGATGATGCTGTATCAGGTATAAGTGGTGTTACAGAAGCATATCTTGAAGCTAATTACTATAATACAGGTCAAACATACTCAATAACAGAAGCTGATGCTGAATTTTCTGGTGGAAAAACTGGTGATTATACAAGATACCTAAAAACAACAGCATCATATTTAAGTGGTGTTGAATATATAATCGGAGATAAATATAGTGGGGGTTCACCAAGAACCGTCACCTTATCAAATACACAAACAACAACAGGTAAGATGTATATTATTCAAGATGAATTAGGTGATGCTAATACTAACAATATTGTAATAGGTACAGAAGGTACACAAACTATCAATGGTAATGCGACTTGGACTATCGCAACTAGCTACGGTACCGTATTTATTTATAGTGATGGTATAAATTGGTTCAACGCAACTTCTAAATAACCACTACAAAAATAATCTTATACATAAGTATGAATGATAAAATAAACAACATAGCAAAAATATTCAATTCTACATTTTTGTTGTATAGTATGTTAGATACTACTATGGAGCAATCCTCATATCTACATATTCCAAACGAAGATAGACGTATGATGAAAGCTCTATATAAACTTTATAATATGAAAAGATACACTTTAACTTTTGATGTGTTTGAAGGTATGGTATTAAATCACTCACTAAACAGAAACATGATTCCTATATTAGCAGCAGAGGAGTTATGCTTAAAATCAAATAAAGAATAATGGCTAGAAAACAAGATGAGTTAGTAATAAAAGCGACCTTAGATACTCAAGAATTTGATGGATCGTTGGATAGTATGAAGAGGGAATTTGCTGAGTTAGAAAAGAAACTTGGTAGTTCATTATTATCACCAGCAGATCAGAAGGCAGTTCTTGCGAGGATGGGAACCTTGAAGAAGGGTATTGATGGATTTAATTTACAGATTGATGCGCTTGGTAGACAATCAGGATTTGAGCAATTAGCACAAACAGTAACTCCACTTATTGGAGGATTTACAGCAGCAGCAGCAACATTATCTTTATTCGGTGTAGAAAACGAAAAATTAAATGAAATAGTCCAAAAAACACAAGCACTTACAATAGGTCTTTTAGCACTACAAGATTTATCTAACCTAAAGAACCTTAAAGGTTTAGCAGCATTAAAGGTCGCTAAATTAAAGAATTTTGTTGTTGATAAATTTACATTTACTCAAACAGTTAAGCAGGTAGTAGCAGAAACCTCTTTAACTACAGCGAAAGGTGTTGGAACAATAGCTACAAATTTAGCGACAAGAGCTCAAGTTGCTTGGAATGCAGCGTTAGCAGCAAATCCTATTGGTATAATCATAGTAGCAATAGTAGCTTTAATTGCGGGTATAATATTATTAATTAAATGGTTAGGTAATTCTGAAAATTCATTCAAATTACAAAAGGAAGCGATTGACGGAACTAAGTTCGCTAATGATGAATTATTAGAGGCATACAACGAACACGCAAAAAGTATAAGAAAATTAGATGACGAATATAAGGTAATCATAGGTACTATGAGTGACTTTGAGAAGTCAATTAAAGATATAGATGATGCTTTAGGTGATTCAATTAAGATGATTGAAAATGAATATATTGATAAGTTAAATGAACTATCTGAATCACAAAATAGTTTTTGGAATTTATTATGGGTTGGTATTAAAGGTAGTGTTATTGGAAGTCAATATGCGTTATTACAATATACAAAGGATTATATAGATGAATATGGTAATTTACTTTCAGAACAAAATGAATTGATAGTCAAGAAAGTTGAAATAGCGGAAAAGGAAAAGTTTAAGATAGTTAAAATTGAAGGTATTAAAATGGCAGCTCTCATTAAAGAGTTGGATAATAAGAAAAATCTTGCTTATGAAGATGGTAGAAGGTTAGCGTTTAAAATTTTAAGTGATTCATTAAAAGATGAGGTTAATGCTTACAGGAAATATCAAAATGAGATTATTGGTTTAATAAAAAGCACAACTGATAAACAAAAAGATGTAGATTTCCAAATTAGTATAATTGATGAAGATGAATATGGTAAGGCTTTAGCAAATTTGTCAAAGGAATCAGATGATTTTGCAGACGCTCATAAAATTTTGATGAAGAAATTAACAGATCTTCCAGAAGCAGCACAAGAGGAACTTGATGGAATGACCAAAAAATTAGGTGAATTAAAAAATAGATTAGTTGAGATACAAGATTTTGATAGTTTAGACGAATTGATTATTGGAGCCGTTAAAAGCACAGAAGATTTAAATATAGAAGTAGAAAAAACAAAACAAAGAGTTCAACAAGTAACAGAAGAATTTGTTAAAATTGGTAAAGAAGCAGGAATAATCGGAGAAGATTTTGGAACTTGGGTATCTCCTATGGATAAAGTAGTATATTCACAAGAGGAGATATTAGATTTAGAATTAAAATTACTTAAGTCTGGTAAATTAAGAGGTGATCAAGTTCAATTATTTTCAGCAGTATTAGCAGAACAGTCTGAAGCTCAACAAAACTTAATTGATAATAGTGTTCTATCTTATGAGTTGGAACAAAAAAAATCTCAACAATTACTTACTGAAACAGAATTAATAAAGACTATATCAACTTTGGAAAATGATATTAATGTCCTTGCGATAGAGAACGGAGTGATTACACAAAAGGAAAAGGACAAGATGTTATTATTAAATACTGCGCAACAAAAATTAGTTAATCTTAAATACTTACAATTGAAAGCTCAAAAGAAAATTAATGACGCTATGAGAGATGCTAATAATGCGGCATTATTAGCAGATTTAAGAGCTGCAGATCAAAGAAGAAGAACTGATGAAGATGCTGCTAAAATCGGAAAGTTTAATATGTTCGATATTAAATCTACAAAGGATACAGAGAAAGCAAAATTAAAGATACAAAAGGATAATATAGCAAATTATTATGTTGAGAAAATAAAGCAAGCTAAAACCGGTGATGAAGCTCAAATATTAGGACTTCAATTTGAAGCAGAAATGGATGAATTAGATGCTTCATTCGAAGGTAGGTGGGGTAATTTTGAAGCTAATGTAAGAGATAGTATTGTTGATATGAGTGCTATGATAGCTAGTGCAGTCACAGATATATTCGCAAGAGATGTTACCGCTAAATTTGATTCATTAAACGCAAGATTAGCTGACGAAACTGAACAAGCACAATCAAGTTTAGATAAATTAAGAGCAGACGATTTAATATCAGAACAAGAATATGAAGATAGATCTATATTAGTTCAAGAGGAAGCAGCAAGAAAACAAAAGGAACTAAAGATTAAACAATTTAAGGCAGAAAAAAGATTAGCGATGGCTCAAATATTAATAGATACAGCAGCAGCAGTCGCTAAATCTTGGGGTCAAGGTGGTGGTCTGTTAGGAGCTCCAATAGCAGCAGTAGCAGCAGTATCAGGCGCAATCCAATTAGGACTTGTAGCGTCACAGCCTGTTCCTGAATATGCTTATGGTGGTAAAATTGGTGGTTCAAGACACGCATTTGGTGGTTCTATGGTTGAAGCAGAAGAAGGCGAATTTGTAGTGAATAGAAACACTGTAGCGCAACCAGGGGTAGAGAGTTTATTAACTTTGATGAATAGTAGTGGAAACAACACAGCAGGTGATAGTAACGCTGGTAATGGTTCAACTGATCCAAATATTATATCACAAATTGTATCAGAGACTATAACTGGTATAAGTTCTATACCAGTAGTAAATGTAGAATCAGATTATACTAAAGTTCAACGTAAAGTTAAGTCAATTGAGAGTAGAAGTAAGTGGTAGGTACTTTTATATATAAAAAAAATAATTATTATAAAATGTTAATCAGAGAAATGATAATAGAAGATGGTGAAGATGGAGTTTATGCTATTAGTTTAGTAGATTTTCCCGCAATAATGAAGAACTTTGTTCACTTCAACGAACAGATAGAATTAAGAACAGTAGATGTAGGTGGTGGTTATTTTGTTGATTTAGATGATTTCTTCAAATATACAGCTACACCTGAACCAGAAAAGATACCAACATCACATACTTTTTGTAGTGTAAAGGCTTGGAATGGTTCAAACGCTCACCATATTAGTGAAATAAAAAGCTGGGATAGGTTCAGGAAGATGGATTTTAACGGTAAAGCATCAGCATTTATTGAGGAGAGTTCTTTTTTCAAAGATTTTAATGGTATAAACAACTATTCTTTTAATATAGATGAACAGATATATAATTGTAGACACCATTTCGCAAGAGTTAGACGCATAAAGGAAATTCCTGCTTATAAACAGCAAATGTATAAGAAGCCGTATCCAAATAAGATAGAACAATCTAAGGAATATATGAGTGAAATACAATTCAAAGTAGATAAAGAAAAAAAAGAAATCGCTGGACCTGCACTTATTCCAAATCTTATGATATATAGAAATGATGTTGGTGGTTCAGGTGATGATGGTTATGTATTTTTATCAGCTAAGACAATCAAAAAGATTAAAGAGAACTATGGGTTCAATAGAACACTAACTATTCAACACGAAACAGATATTACAGGTAGAGCTATCTTATTAGACAGCTTTATATATCCTGAAAAGAATGAGAATTATGGTGTTGAGGTTCCTGATGGAACATGGTTTTTAAGATATAAAATTATTGACGAAAAATTGTGGGAAGTTATCAAAGAACAAGACATAATTGGTTTTTCTATAGAGGGTATGTTTAATCTGAAGGAGCCTAATAATGAATAGAACAGAACTACTTAGAGTAAAATTATTTAGACTCATTAAAGAAGATAAAGTGTTAGAATATAGTGATGACGAAGATGGTACACCTAAATATAATGGTACACATACTAAGGAATGGGAAGACACTATCACAGAATTCTATAAGCGTATAAAAACTAAAAGATGAATTTATTATATATAGGTATCATGAAAAAGGAACTTATATATAAACATGGTGAATGGTATGGTAAATTAACATATTCAAAGAAAGGCATCCACACAATTGTAAATTTTGGTAAGTCCAAGAGCAAGGATGTTATTGTGAGTAGAATAAATAAATATAAAACTAAATAAACAAAAACCCACTTCTTACGAGGTGGGTTTTTTATTTCAATAATCCACATAAACAAACAAACTGACTTTTTTTTATTTTTTATACGTACCATTACCAATAATCTTTTAATTGGTAAAAAAATAACAAAATCTAAATGTTTGATAAAATTAAAACACTTTTGGGTTTAACTAAATTTGCAGCTAATTCACGTTTAAAGGACGGAACAGAAATTGAAATTGAAGGAGATTTATCTACTGGTGTTGCAGTCTATGTAATCACGGAGGAAGGTCCAATTGCTCTACCTGATGGTTCTTATGAACTTGATGATGGACAAATGATTACTGTCGTTGATGGATTAATCACTGATATAGCAGAACCAGTTGAAGACGCACCTGACGAAGTTGAAGAAGTAGAAGCAGAATCAACTGACGAGGTGACTGATGAAGTAACTGATGAAGTAGTTGAAGAAGAAAGTTTAGAGGATAAGATGTTGCAAATTGAGGAAAGAGTTTCAAAACTGGAAGAAATACTTGCCACAGTTGAAGCATCTAATGAACAATCCAAAGCAGAAAACGAAGATTTGAAAAAGCAAAATGAAGAATTATCATCTGATAATGATACATTAAGCGAGAAGGTTTCTAATTTTGAAACTAAATTAAGCAAAATGGATGGCGCAGAACCAGTATCTAAAAAGAAAAGTGAGACTAACTTAAAAGTAAGTGATGAACTTTCAAATAGATTACGTGCAATCCAAAAACACAAAAATGTGTAAAAAAATAATAAAAAACGATGGCTTTTAACACAACAGGAATCGGGACTTGGGTTAATGAGAACACACAGACCCTAATTTCAAAAGCGATATTAGAGTTAGAATCAACAAAGTATTTTACCGTAATGCCTGGTATCAAATACAAAGAACAAATTAAAAAATTGTCTGTTGAATCACCTTTAGTAGCAGCTAGCTGCGGTACACCAACTACCACAGGAACAACATCACTAACAGATAAGGATATTTCAGTAGTAGGTTTTCAAACTTATGAAGAATTATGTCCATCTGATTTAGAATCCACCTCACTTCAACTTTCTATGAAATCTGGTTGGAATGAAGATATGCCTTTTGAAGCACAATACGCAGATCTTAAAGTAAAAGAAATACAAAAACAAATTGAGACTAAATTGTGGTCAGCTTCAGAAGCAGCTACTAATGGTATTGATGGTTTAGTATATCTATTTGATAATGATAGTGCTGTAATTGATAGAACATTTGCTTGGTCAGCTACAACTTGGACTTCAAGTGACTATATGGGTGAAATTTTTGGTATGGTAAATAGTTTACCAGCAGAAGTTCAAGCATTAGACAACTTGACTATTTTCTTAGGTAAAGAAATATCAAGAAAAATGGTTCAACAATTCGTTATCACAGGTAATTATCATATTGATTTTACTGCTGAAAATGGTAATGCACCTTGGTTATTCCCAGGAACAAACGTAATGATAGTTCCAGTTAATGGACTAAATTCAACTAATAAAGTTGTTTTGGTTCCTGCTGATAATTTAATTTATGCTACAGACCTTATGAACGGGGAAGAGAAATTCAAAATGTGGTGGAGTGAAGACGATCAATATGTTAAGTTTCTTTCACACTTCAAAATTGGAGTAGAATATTACTACGGAGATTATGTAGTTTTATCACAAGCGTAATACCCGAAGGTATTTAAAAAATAATTGAAAATAAAATGGCACTTTGTTTAAGAATAGATCAAGAAATACTTACAAGCTGTAGAAACAGTAAACCAGGTATAGCTGAGATTTATATTGCTAATTTTGCAGACGTTACAGGTATTACATTAAACGCAGGAGAGACTTTGGTTACTTCTATTGTAGGTGATAATGTAGCTGGCGCAACTGGTTTCTTTTATACCTTCGCTCAAAATAGAGAGAGCGCAGGATTAGTAGATGAAGCACAGATTAATATTCCTAACGGAACAGCAATATATAAACCTCAACTTTCATTTAAGATTTCAAATATGGATGAAACAACCAGAACTATATTCAAAGAACTTTCACAAGCAACTGTGATTGCAATCTTCAAGGATATAGATGGTATATTCTATCTTATTGGAAGACAAAATGGATTAGATATGGAAACTGGATCATTTAATAGTGGCGTAGCTGCTGGTGATTTTAAGGGAATGGACGTAACAATTTCAGGTTTAGAGCCTGAGCCCGTTATCGGTATTGATGCAGCTTTTGATGTATCTTCTATCCTTGTAGTTGAAACAGCATAAGAGTATATCTTATAAAATTAAAAACCCCACCTGCTATTGCTTGGTGGGGTTTTTTCAATTAACACTTATTTTTATTTAGCATAAACACAGAAACTGTGTCCTCTTTTTTCAATTTCGTTGAACATCATTTTTGTATTTTTTTCAAAATTTTCCACATCACAAGGAACTTTAACATAATACAAGAAATATATTTTAATTAAATCAACATCACTCAGAGTGAAAAGTTTATTTTTTTCTCCTTGCTCTCCACTTTCCATATTAAACTCAAAGAAATTCATTGTTACACCAAACTCATTTACAAGTGAATTAGAACAATGATAATCTACTTTTTTAATAACTTGAATTAAAAGTTCATCACTAATATAACTTTTAGTATAATGTTCAATCATTCTATCCACATCAAGTTTGTGTATTTCCTTTTTAGCTTTATTCATATTTCCTTTATTACCGAAACAACCGTTATTTGTATTTTTTCTTTTTCTATTTTTCATTTTCTTATTTTTTAAGTGTTATTTGATACTGCAAAGATAAGGCTTTATTTGATACAACCTAATATTTATTTTTATTTTAAATCAAGTAATCTAAATATACATTTAGTAAGTTCTAATGGACCATCACAATCATCTAATTCATTATGAGCATATATATCTCTTTTTATTTCAACAACTAAATCTTCAGTATGTTCCCAAATATGTAAATGAACGGTATCTTTATTTTTATTCTGGGCTGGTGTAACTTTCTGTTTTAGTTTATTACCATTTTTGATACTGAAATATATGAACTCCTGTTCTAAATCTTCACTTGTTAAACTCTTTACATTTTCAACTATTCTGTTTTCAATTTTTTCTGTGATTTTCATTTTCTCATTTTAAGTGTTATTTGATACTGCAAAGATAAGGCTTTATTTGATACAACCTAATATTTAATTTATATATTATTATTTTCTTCACGAAACTTTCTAACCATTAGCATCATACGAGTTTTTGGTTCGTTTTTATTAACTTCAAAGTTGTTCCTTTCGTTATATTCACCTTGCTCTTTTAATATTTCATTAAGTTCTTCAACTGTTACGCTAAATTTTACTGCTAATTCTTCTATTGTATGTGACATGTTCTTATTTTTTATATGTGTTATTTGATACTGCAAAGATAAGGCTTTATTTGATACAACCTAATTTATTATCTAACTTATCCCACATTTCTTTCAGTTCTTCCATATATCCACTGGACTTATTTTTAATTTTATATTCTTTACAGAATATCTCTAATGATGAACCTGGGTAATGTTGTTGTTCATAAGAAATCATTTTTTCAATTTTATTTTTAAATTTAGGTAATATGCTACCACTTTTTTTCATAGTTTTAAGTTTTTATGTTGTTAAATTTATTTATTTCTTAGTCATTTCAAATTGGTAAAGTAACACACTAAAGGTTTTAACAAACTTTTCATTATTACTCAATTCATATTCTCCCATAGTATCTAATATACCATGCACAACCTCGTGATATAATACTTGTTTTGTAAATGGGTTGTTATCCGTATTTTGATCTAATGTTATTAATTGTTTATCAGCTTCGCAATAACCATTACACTTTAACTTATCTAATCTTTTACGGTTTACTATAATGTCCCATTTAAGTGCACCTAAGTGAAATTCTTTGATTTTCATTTTAAATATTTATATTGAAAAAATCAGAAGCATCTTCAGTAACAACAACATCACCACCAATATATATATTCATAACCTCAGCAATAATGTCTGGATCAACAGCTTCAATAAATCCTTGATTTCCACCTGGAAAAGTTATAACTTCAAGCACAACATCAGCAATTACTTCATAAACACAACCACCAGTTCTAATACTACTATCTACTTTTTTCATTTTCTTATTTTTTATCTCGTTAAACATAGTGCAAAGATAAGGCTTTATTTGATACAACCTAATTTAATCCTAAAATATTTAGACTTTCTTCTAAGCCTTCTGGATCTTCATCACTATTCAATTCAGCAAAAATTCTATCATATATTTTCTGCACTTTAACATTACTAAAAAGTATTCTATGTCTAATACAAAAACTATCCCAAGATAAACCTTCAACTATATCACAGATTATTACATTTTCAATTGGATTTTCACCAATTATTATTCCACTTACTTTCATTTTCTTATTTTTTATCTCGTTAAACATAGTGATCATCTATCTCTGTCATCTTAAATCTCTTTTTACTTGTTTAGTTTTTTTTGATGATATCATCAACACAAACAAATGTCTTAACATCATATTGTTTATTGAAAGTTGCCTCCAACCAATTTTCGTTTGGTGTATTACCAAATTTAATAGTTTGACATATTCTATGATTATCTGCTATGTTGGAACTTATATTCTTAAAGAAATCTATTTCAATTTCATCACTTACCCAAAAAGAGCTAATTAATGTTGTAGGATCTATAGTAATTTTACCTATTGCGTTTGGTAATTTATCAAACGGTATTTCATTATACATAAATAATTGATAAAATGCTGTTATATCTATGTAACATTCTGCTCTAAAAGTTATTTTTTTCATCTTCTTTATATTTTTTAGTTAAATTGATGATGCAAAGATACGGAAATATTACATATAACCAAGGAAATCCAATAATAATTATATATATAATACCAAATAAGATTAATCTTATATATATGTAGGTAAAAATAAAATAGAAATAGATGTTAGATAACAACAAAATAAAAGGAACTACAAACAATACACAATCTTTTAATTTCACTCAGGTAGAAATACCACAACTAAAAGAAATACCTTCAAAAAAGAATTATTATATGACTAATAGTGCTGATAATTTCTTTGACGAACTAATACATTATTACGAAAAAGGAAACGTTCATAGTTCATTTGTTGATAATCTATCTTCAAGAATAATTGGTTCAGGACTTCAAACAGACGATCCTGGTAGTAAAATAACCATAGATACTTATGAACTTGACGAACTATATAAAGGTATATCATTCGATTATGCTTTATATGGTGGTTATGCTATTGAAATTATATGGAACACTCTACATACAGCAATAACTCAAACAAATTACGTAGATTTTTCAAGAATAAGAAGCGGATTTATTGACGAAAAAACTGATGATGTTCAATTTTATCATTATTCAAATGACTGGCACGCTTGGAGTAAGGATATCCAAATCTATCAATCATTTAATCCAGACGAAAATACAGAAAATAGACAATTATTCTACTATAAAGATAATCACCCAGGTAAAGATATATATCCAAGACCCTCATATTACCCAGCTCTCAAATGGGTTTACACAGAAGTAGAATTGAACCGTTACTATGCAAATCTTGTTAAAAATAACTTTGTTCCTACCACAATGCTAACGGTCAATTCCTTCTTTGATGAAGAAAAACAAATACAATTTGAAAAATCATTAAAGCAATTTACTGGCGGGGATGCGGCTGGAACCATATTCGTGATATATAATGAAGGTGGTGACGAAACTACTAAACCTGAACTAATTAAATTTAATGGTGATTCAGAAGATAATAAATATCAGTGGTTATCTACACATACAATAGACGAACTTATTATAGGTCATAGAATTCCTAATCCTATGCTTGCTGGTGTTAAGACACCTGGTTCATTAGGAGGTTCAAGTGAGTTAGAAATCAGCGAAAAGATTTATAATATTCAGGTTATTTTTCCTAAAAGAACTAATGTTTTATCAGGTATAAACACTTTAAGTAAGTATTTCCCTGGTAATTTAATATATGATGTAGTTAATACTAACATATTTGACGAAACAACAAAATAAAATAATAACATGGCGAGAAGTTACTATGCTTTAATGACAGCAGACGAGGTGAAGGATACAATACCAGAAATATCTGATGCTATCCCAAACGAATTGATAAATGATAATGTGAAGATTTCACAACAAATGAAAATTAGACCTATTTTAGGTTATTCTTTTTATGAGGAATTGGAAACACAAATTAGTGCTTCAACAGTTTCAACAAACAATCAATATATTTTAGACGAATATTTATATATGGTATTATCATTAAACGTCCAAAAGAGATTAACAATGACACAATCGTTTCAATTAGAGAATAATGGATTGAGAACTAAATTATCTGATGTGAGTGATTTAGCACAAACTACAGATTTATCATATTATAGAAGTGATCTTCAAAATGATATAGATTTTTTAACAAATGAAATGATAAAATATATTGAAACTGTACCTGAAAACTATCCTCAATACATCACCAGAACTGATGTAAGGGACGATACTGATAGTGAAGGTAGAAGACGTTATAATTACGGATTTAGTTTAGGAGCAGTTCAAAATGATAATTGGAAATTAAGATAGATATGGAAAAGAAAATTAAAAAGGTATCAAAACGTTCAATAAAGAAATTAATAGAATATCTTATTGAGTGTAAAGATGAAAAAACAATAAATAATAATGACAAGTAATAAAACTTTAAGAGACTTGATAGCGTCTGTATATTCAGGCACTACTTTAAATGTCGAAACAGCAACAGCAACTGATATGTTAGCTTCTGTTGTAGATAGTTCTGGTGCGAATCCAGTCTTAATGGTGTCAGCTTCAGGTGGTGGAGGTGAAACAGGAACTTCTGGAACATCAGGTACATCAGGCACATCAGGTACATCTGGTTTATCAGGCGCAACAGGCGCAGACGGTTTAGCAGGAACTAACGGTGTAGACGGTTTATCAGGCGCAACAGGTGCAGATGGAACATCAGGTATAGATGGTTTAGCAGGAACTAACGGTGTAGACGGTTTATCAGGCGCAACAGGTGCAGATGGAACATCAGGTATAGATGGTTTAGCAGGAACTAACGGTGTAGACGGTTTATCAGGCGCAACAGGTGCAGATG